TACCTATGCTAAAGCATTTTGCATTCGTTTCTGACGGAGATGTGTTTTATGTGTCTACATTTAATGATGTTAATCCTGCTTATGAAAAGTGGATAGCAGTATTTAGTTCAGATCCAAAAATCATTAATGTGAGCAAGTACCCAGAGGTAAATAAAACATACTTTTATAAAGACGATACTTTTTATGCTCCAACGGATGTTTCTATGGAAACGCCAGTTGAGCAGGGAGAAGAACTCCCAGAGGGTACAGCTAGGTATGCCGTAATAGCGGATAATGATGTCGTAGGGATCCTCACTTATATAAAAGAAGATATGGATGCAGGGGATTATGATCGATCAATTGCGGGATTAGACTCTAGTCCTCGTGTAGTGCCCTGCGACGAAACCATTGGTGTGGGTTGGACCTGGGATGGGGTATTTTTTAATTCTCCTGTAGGATAGCGCCATGAGCGAAGAAAACCTAACACCTTGGCAAAGATATAAAAAGAACCTTGGCGAAACTCGTCCTTGGGACATGCTAAATCCAGCAGCCTACATAGACGAAGAGACCGCTAATACTAGATACGAAATGTGTTTAGCTTGTCCAGAATTAATTAAAGTAACTAAACAGTGCAAAAAATGCGGGTGCTTTATGGTCGCTAAAACTAAGCTTGAACATGCCACCTGCCCTCTTGGAAAGTGGTAAACATGAACAGCACAGAGTTAGCTCCAGGAATAGTTTCTTTTGAAGGGCTATTAGACGATCCAACGCAATTCATTTTAGACTTAGAAGGTTTAATTGATTTAAACATATTGACTTGGACAGACGCACAGCAGAGCTCTGGGGCGGCTGGAGCAACCCATGAGGTAAGAAAATCAGCTAGAAATTGCAAAGCTATTGCTTTGCCAAAATACGACGAAATACCAAACATTAACGAAACAGACCCGCTTTACTTATTGCACAAGTTTTTAAACGACAATATAAATCCAGTACTAGACCTGTACTGCACTGACTACAGCGCTCATCATTGGAAAAAAAATGAAGGATGGCAGCTTCTTAAATATGGGGCAGATAATTACTTCGTAAATCATTACGATGACTCAAAACATTACGCCAGAACCGTTTCTATGAGTTTTTACCTAAATGACGACTATGAGGGCGGAGAAATAGAATTTTCTAGGTTTAATTTAAAAATTAAGCCGAAAGCCAACCAAGCAGTGTTTTTTCCATCAAACTATGTATATAATCATACAGTGCATCCAGTTATATCTGGGACAAGATATGCAGTCGTAGCGTGGTGGGAATAATGACAAAGGTAAAAGAACCTATTCTTGTAGATAAAGTTTTTAACGATAACGACTTTTTACAGATTAAATCGTTGTTTAACGATCCTAAGTCTTTTGGATTTCAAGAGGGTTTTTCTCGCTGGGTTGCTTCAGATGGAGATTTACCTCTCCTTAAACAGTATTCCTATTTAATAACACCACTAGCTAGATCTATTTTTGACAGCACTGATTTGCTTCCTACATACACTTTGTTTTCTCATTATGAAGGCAAGGACGCCAAGTTGTGGAAGCATAAAGATGACAATGCTTGCACCTATACGGTAGATATGTGTGTTTATCAAAAGCATCCGTGGGAGCTGTGGGTAGAGGGTAAGCCTTACGCACTGCACCCAAATCAAGCTTTGGCATACTACGGTAACGATCAGGAACATTGGCGTGAAGCGTTTCCTGAACCAGAGACTAATCATGTCGCCATGATATTTTTTCACTTTGCTGAGCCAGATCACTGGTGGTTTACAAAAGGACCTTCCTACCTTGATGTTATAAGAAAAAATGTCACTGAGGAAGACTGGGCAAAGCGTAATGGGGTCAAATAACGGGGTTGTTTACTCTTTTCATGTCCGTCACGGAAAACTAGTTAATAATCTTTGTTATAAGCAGTTACTTTACTCAATTTCTACTTTAAGAGCTCATAACAAGACCACCCCCATAAAAGTATACATATCGCCAAAAACTGTTGATACTTCTGAATCTAAGTTAGACACCTTATCTAATGTAGAGGTTATTAAGTTTGATAATCATTACCCATCTGAACTGTTAAACAAAGAGTGGGTTGAAGAAGGACACGCAGAGTTTTTGTATCATAGGTGGAAAAACGCATTTAGAACTCTTGCTTATTATGGGTTTGATCAGATACTTTATCTAGACACAGATACCGTATTTTATAACGATGTAGATGTACTTTTTAAAAAATATAACGGCAAAATGGTTTGGGCAAGAGAAGACAATACCTATGATGTTATGTCTTTTTTAAATCTTGATGAAGCGATGAATGACGGTCAGTTTATACTGAATAAACTGGTTTTAGACCACCTGTCAAACTTTGATGACACTGTAATTTCTTTTATAAATAAGTCATTAGACAAGTGCAAGGATAATTTTGACCGAGATGCAATGAGGTTTAAGGTAAGATGGATAATGATCCAATATGCTCTATACACTTTTTTTAAAGAGCTGGGTCACCCAGTTGCGTATTTTGATCACGAAGACGTAGCGCTACATAGTGAAAAAGACGAACCTAATGATCAACCTATACTAAGACACTATTACTCCAGCAATTCTGAAAAATATCTCCCTAAGGAATTTAAATGAAAATAATGGTAACTGGAGTTGCTGGTCTTGTAGGGAGTCACATTTCTAAAGCTTTAAATGATTACACTGTTATAGGGGTAGATAGTCTGGTTGGTGGTTATTTAGATAACATACCAAAAGAAGTGCTATTTATAGAAAAAGACTGTGCTAATTTGGTAAAAAAAGATCTAGAGGGCGTATCTATAGTCATACATGCGGCCTGTACCCCTCATGAGGGTCTATCTGTGTTCTCCCCTAACTTTATAACCAAAAACACCTTTGGGGCCTCTATGGCCGTCCTAACGGCTTCTATACAGGCTGGGGTAAAGAAGTTTATTTACCTATCAAGTATGGCTAGGTACGGGGAGCAAGAAATCCCTTTTAAAGAAAATATGGAGCCAAGACCCCAGGATCCATACGGCATATCTAAGGTTGCTTTTGAACAGGTGTTAAAAACACTGGCTAATATTCATGGGTTTTCTTACTCAATTATTGTGCCGCATAATATTGTCGGCTCTGGTCAGGTATACACAGACCCATACAGAAATGTAGCTGGGATTATGATCAACCGAATGCTGCAAGGAAAACAACCTATTATCTACGGCGACGGCTCTCAGATGAGATGCTTTTCAGACATTCGGGATGTGGTTGACCCCCTATTAAAAGTTGTTACTACAGATGTAACAGACGGAGAAGTAATTAATGTGGGACCTGATTCCACATTCATAACTATAAATGAGCTAGCTAAAGCCATCGCCGATCTATTAGATTTCCCTCTAGATCCCATCTACCTTGCTGATCGACCTTCTGAGGTAAAGCTAGCCAACTGCTCAGCGGATAAAGCAAGATTGCTTTTGGGGTATAGCCCAAAATACTCTTTAGAAGAAACCCTGCAATCAATGATTGACTGGGTCAGTACTCGTGGAGTAAAACCTTTTAACTTTAACTTGCCTCTTGAATTAGTTTCCGATTTGACTCCAAAGACTTGGGTTGACCCTTCTATATTCAATTCCTAGCGTCGTTAGGCATGACAGCCCCAAAATCCTCTTAGACAATAGTAGGGCGCCCCGATCAGGCGCTATACCACTCTAGAGAAAAGGTCAATAATGGCATTAGATACATCAGGTCAACAAGCAGTTGACTTTGTATGGGGTAACTTCCCTATGCAACCAAATGATGACCGCACAGATGGCGGAGCCTCAGTCGTTGTAGCAGCAGATGCAGCTCAAAACTACGACTGGAGCGGCTACTCCGTATATCCAAGCGCTCGTCTTAATTCAGATCTTGACAACCATGCAAACGCAGAAGCAGGTTGGTCAGGATATCCAACATTTATTGCTGGAGCAGCAAACTTTATTATTACAGCAGTTTCAGGAAACGGCACAACCGTTACCTACACCGCACAAAACAAGCTAGCAGCAGGAGATGTTGTAAACATCACCGGTCTTACAGCAAGTGCTTACAACCTATCCTCAGCCACCGTGGCTACAGCAAATGCCCTTTCATTTACTGTAACTAACGCAGCAAACGCTGGTCTTATTACAGGTCAGTATGGAAAGGTTCAATCAACAACTGCTCTTACAGCCGCTGACGGCGTAGGAATCGGAAACATCCTTGTACCTAACGTACTTGGTGCAACCACAGCAGTAGCTCTTGATTCTCTCAAGGATGCAGGTTACGAAGCAGCTAACATCACAACAGCCTCTGCTGCAACTAACACCCGTACCGATGTAACTCGCTTTAACGCTACAAGCGCTACAGTAGCTGTTATTTACGCAACAAGCGCAAACACCAACTACCCAACAGGCACCAAGGTCACACTTGTTGCTGGAACACCAGCTGGCGTAAGCCCAGTCAACCTTCCAGCATACGCGCTTGGTACTTGGACAGTTACAGGTTCTGCTGGTGCAGGTCAGATCACCGTTTCAGGTTCTGGCTTCACAATTGCAGACACAACTGGTATCAACGCAACTGGAACACTTGGCGGAGCCAATGGCACCATCAAGACCCAGAGCACAGCTGGTGGAGCAACCGCAGCAACAACAGCAACAATTACTATCACACCTTGGGCTACCGCTTCATAGTCTCAACACAAACAAAAAACCCCCCGCCATTTGGCAGGGGGTTTTTTGCTATTTACGCCTTAATCGTCGAATAATGAGCCGTCGCTCATCTGTAGTTGTTCCAGCCCAGATCCCAATCTCTCTATTGTCAAGCGCCCATTGAAGGCACTCAGACCTGAACTTGCAAGAATCGCACACGGGCTTGATAGCCCTTTTAAATCTCTCTTCTTCTATGCGATCCACTGGGAAGAATTCTTCCGTGTTCATTCCTTTACATGGCTGGGTGCCATCAAAGGTTGGTGCGGCTATTTTTGCGTACATTATTTTCCTTTTGGAAACTCCTCATAAAAGGAGTCGTATCGTTGTCCGTTATTTGCTTCGGGATTGATTTTCCAAGACGACCAGTCTTTTCCACCAGCGGTCATATGATAAGCAATCTGCGCGTTTGTTATTGGATCGTAGAGATCCTTATTAGCTTCTAAATCAAACTTCTCTCGTCGATCTATTCCAAGTTGACCAAGCATGTTGATCTGGAATATCCCGTAAGAGTTGTCCCCCGTGCTTAAATTGTCATTATGAGCTAATGGGCGACCGTTTGACTCTTTCATGGCAACTGCCCAGGCAACCCTAAGGGATTTTCCCTCAAAACCGACTGCCTTAAGCAAAGACTTTAGTTCCGCGCCATCTAGCGACTTAGCGTTCCTAAACTCTTCCAACGGATCAACTACGACTACCTCAACCACTTTAGGCTCAGGTACTACATTAGATGCAAGCGCGTGTGGAAGAGTTCCTAGAACTAATCCATACACCGCTATCACCGCCATTCCTGCCATATCTTCTTTTCTGATATTAAGCATTTCTGCTCCTCTCAGTGCCGAAAAGCCACCATCACTGGTGGCTTATCAGGTTTAACCTTAGCATAGGCTTTACAAACGGTGTCAAGCGTAAAAAATATATATTTTTTATTGTGACACGCGTGTATTCTAGTGCTGTAATTTATGCGTAGATCTTATGTGATTTCATTCGGACAACCATTCTGCTAAGGTAAAACTATTGACTTTTTAACAGAATGGGTGTATAGAGTGTCCCCTATAGATTGGCTTGGCTTCGTAGCCACATTAATCAGCGTAGTAGGATCAGCGGCTCTTGGAGTCAAATGGCTGGTCAAACATTATCTAGCAGAACTTAAGCCGAATGGCGGAAGCTCGATTAAAGACAAAGTTAATGAACTAGACGAAAAAGCTGCAAGACTTGAGTTAAGAGTAGATGAGATTTATGCACTACTCGTTAAAAAAAGAGGTAGCAAATAATGGCAGATTTAGGAACAGCCGCTCGCTTGATTGAAGAGGCTGAGCAAGAAGTTGGAACTATTGAAGGTCCAAAAGACAATGAAACAAAGTACGGCGCTTACACAAAAGCTAACTTCCAACCATGGTGCGGAAGTTTCGTCATGTGGTGTGGGAACGAGGCTGGCGTTAAGATTCCTAACACTGTTTACACCCCATCGGGAGCTGATGCTTTTAAGAAAGCCGGACGCTGGCACGAAGATGACCCTAAACCAGGAGATATCGCCTATTTTGATTTCCCAGCAGATGGCGTTGATCGGATCAGCCATGTAGGTATTGTTAAGTCTGTAAAGGCTGACGGTACCTGCCTAGTAGTCGAAGGAAATACCAGCCCAGACAAGAAGGGTGACCAGCGCAATGGCGGAGAGGTTTGCCTTAAGCTTCGCGCTTGGAAAAAGAACCCAAAGAATGTTATGGTATCTATCGTGGGCTTTGGCCGTCCAAAGTTCAAAGAAGCAGCAGAAGCTGCTGCCTCCGCAGAAGCACCACAAGTGTGCCCAACCTGCGGACAAGTAAAGAAGTAGGAGCTATATGAATAAAGCGGCAATTGAATCGTATGCCCGTAACCTGTTAGGTCAGATTATTGGCGCAATTGTAATTGTTACTCAAACCAGCGGAATTGCATCACCATTAGAGTTTGGTTCAGGTGAATGGACACTGGTTGCAAACGCCCTTTGGGCATCCGTGATCCCAGTTGCACTACGCTGGGCAAATAAGAAGGATCCGGCGTTCGGTCGTGTGGCCTTATCACTTGCAGGTGAAGTGACCAAGAAGCTCGAAGCAGAAGCTAAGAAGGCTAAAAAGAAGTAAGCATTAACTCAGTGGGGCGGGCTCAATGCCCGCCCTATTGCTTTTTTAAGATAGAATTGTGGAAAGAAAAGGAGAACCAATGAAGTGCGATAACTGCTCTAACAACGCGGCTTACACAGTAGCTGATCCTGGCGTTAACCCAGTTAACTACTGCGCGAACTGCTTGCCTACATGGTTACAAGATCGCGCCTTGGCTGGACATTTTCCTGTAGAAAAGGCTGCCCCAGCTAAGAAGAAAGCAGAAGCTAAAGAGGCTCCTGCTGATGCGGATAACTAAAAAACAGGCTGTACAAGTCCACCCAGTTCCCGATCGAATGATGGATCCGGTTGGACCGTTTCCACCTGACTTGTTTAGGGAACCAGACATTGTTGTGGATAGACCCAATCAAGATGAAGATGGTAGTGATTATCCTCTAGGCGCTACGGCGCAAAATGATTACAGACCACCAAAGTATGTCCGCTGTGCTTATTGTTTAACAAGAGTTCTAGACTCTGAAAAAGAAAATCATAGGTGTGAGGACTAATGCCAAAGTACAAAGGCAGAGCTTTAAAGTATGGCCCAACCGATGACTCAGCAAATAAAAAGCTTAACTTAATCCTTCGAGCCCAAGAAAAACTTGGGTATGAGGATCGGTTTGCGGCTAAATGGAAAGACACTGAAGTTGTTATTCCAAATGATGTGAGCAAAGCCCCAGAGCCTCAGGTAAACCGCGGTGAAATGCGCTCTGCTCCAACAATAAACCCAGGCAGACCACGAGCTCTTGTGGTCGCGTATGCCCCTGAAGTTAACAAACTAATTGTGGTATTTAGAGATGGCACATGGTGGGAGTACAATAATGTTCCTACTAATATGTGGCTAGGGCTAAAGAACAGCCCGTCTACAGGAAGATACTTGAGATCTTCTGGGTTAGATGGTTGGTCAGATATGGGACCGGCAAGTGTTGCAGACATGCCGGAGTCGCTAAAGGAGCAGATTAGTTATACTGCCCAGATAGCAAGTAGCATACAGAACAGCCCCGCTTATACGAGAACTACTGAGGAATCAAATGAGAACACTGGGACCGATATATCTAGGGAAACTTAATTATTACCACCGCAAAGCCCTTCCTATTGTAGAACTTGGTCGCACCCAAGAAACAGACTTTCCCTATCGATCTGGTCGTTGTTTAGTATTTAGATTCCCCTTTACAAAGCCGGGGTTTTATCTAGGTCTTTTATTTAAGACCGTAAAAGATCCACACCTTTTAACCGACGAAGATATTGATCTGTTAGTCGGTAACGCCCTTCGGGCAAGAAAAGTTTGGTCTCCAGAGGACGGGGCATACCATGAAGCTTTTTAAGGATAAAGACTGGGATAAACCTTTCTCTGAAAAAATAGCAAAACGGGTCTCTAGGATCCCAACAGCTGAGCTGGAAATGTGGATTGATCAGGCGATCTATGAAGTTGGAAAGTGCCTGTCCAGTTATCAAAAAAGCCGAGAAAAAGTCTATTTAGATGAAGCCAGAAATGGAGCAGAAGCTTTACATGCTGTCGTCGAAGAGCTTTATAAACGAAGCACTAAATAGTAGCTTTGTCTACATTATGCTAAGATTTGCCTTGCCTCTCTCTTCTCTCCCCGTATGGCGGCAGCAAAGAGCCCTTGGGTTTACATACCCAAGGCTTTTTGTTTTTCCATAAACTAGGAAAATATGATTAATGATTCCGCGTACGAAGACGAAGAAGAGTTCTTTCCTGATGAGGATCTTGAACAACCTTTAGAAGAGGATGTTGAAGAAGAGTTAGACGAACTCTCTAGAGAGTTTGTAAAAAAACTCATTGATCGTTGTATTGAATTTATGACTGCCCTTGTAGGGCACGAACTTCACCCATATCAACTACCTCTTGCCAGACGCGTAATTGAGTCTGTAATCATTAATGATGGTGAAGAAGTAACTGCACTTGCTGCTCGCCAGTCAGGTAAGTCTGAAACTATTGCGAATACAGTAGCAACACTTATGGTTTTACTTCCTCGTTTAGCTAAGATGTATCCAGAACTTCTTGGTCGTTTCAAAGATGGAATCTGGATTGGAATGTTTGCTCCTGTTGAAGGTCAGGTTGAAACTCTTTTTGGTCGTACAGTAAACAGGCTTACAAGTGAGCGAGCGCTTGAGATTCTTGGAGACCCAGAGATTGATGACTCACTAGGTAAAGTGCCTGGCGTTACACGGCAGATTAAATTAAAAAACTCAGGTAGTAGCCTCATGATGATGACTGCTAACCCTAGAGCTAAAATTGAGTCTAAGTCTTTCCATCTTGTAGTTATTGATGAGTGTCAAGAAGCAGACGACTTTGTTGTATCTAAGTCTATCTCCCCTATGTTGGCGTATTACTCAGGTACGATGGTAAAGACAGGAACTCCTACTACAACTAAAAACAACTTTTATAGATCTATTCAATTAAACAAGCGTAGGCAAACAAGTAAGAGCGCTCGCCAAAATCACTACGAGTGGGACTGGAGAGAGGTCGCAAAAGTAAACCCGAACTATGGAAAGTTTATTAAAAAAGAAATGCTTCGCATTGGCGAGGATTCTGATGAGTTCCAGATGTCATATTCTTGTAAATGGTTGCTTGAGCGAGGTATGTTCGTTTCATCTGCAATCATGGACGAACTTGGAGATACATCACAAGAAACAGTTAAAGCTTGGCATAGAACTCCTGTGGTAGTTGGAATTGATCCGGCTCGTAAACTGGACTCCACAGTAGTTACAGTTGTTTGGGTTGATTGGGATCGCCCTGACGAGTTTGGTTACTTTGACCATAGAGTTTTAAATTGGCTTGAGATTCAAGGAGACGACTGGGAAGATCAATACTTTCAGATCATTAACTTCCTTAACAACTACGATGTTCTAGCCGTAGGCGTAGACGCTAACGGCGTAGGTGATGCGGTAGCTCAAAGACTTAAACTTCTTCTTCCTAGGGCAGAAGTTCATGCCATAGGCAGTAGCCAGCCAGAGCAATCCAAGCGCTGGAAACACTTAAAAGCACTAATTGATCGACGGATGATCGGTTGGCCAGCTCATGCCAAAACCCGCAGGTTGCGTACATGGAAGCGTTTCTACCAACAAATGACGGATCTAGAGACTAAGTTTCAGGGTCCTAACTTTTTAGCTCACGCTCCAGATGAGGCGCATGCCCACGATGACTACGCCGACAGTTTGGCTATCGCGGTGTCGCTAACTATGGATCTAACCATGCCATCCATAGAAGTATCCTCATCCCCTTTTTATCGCTAGTTTAGGCAGACTTTAGGCTCGCAAGGTAGGAAACTTTTACATGAGGCCCTCAACCTTTAATAAGGAGTAAAAATGGCAATTGCACCAAACCCTAACTTCCCTGAGAAGACAGCTAATACTTACGACCGTAAGTTTGCTGCTGCTACTCCAGGAATGCGTGGCCCTCTTCGTTTCGAAGAAGGCGTTGCGACAGATACAGATGTCCCACAGGAATTTTCTAAAGGCGCGATGCAGGGATATGTTCCTGCAGCAGGTCGCCCAAATCGTAATGCTGTGGTTCATACCAAGACAGCAGAAGAGACAATGCGCGAACGTGCACACGTCGGTTCTGCAGCTTGGGTAGAAGCACCTGCTTATCTTGGCGAGTTCTCATCTGGCGGCTTTGCTGACCATGGTGACAACCGCTTTGAGCGTGTATTCCGTAGCGGAGCACATCAGCAACCTGCTAACCCAGCTGTCGTACAAGACTAACAATTTAGGAAGTCCTGCCTCGTATTAAATAGGTTATTTGCTTAGCATTAACCCGGGGCGGGACAACCTATCTATGTAAAGGGTATTCATGGCATTAATCAGAGGTCAAGAAGTTAAAGAGGGACCTAAACAGGTTCCGGCTAATCCACGCCTATATAACATGATCACAACACAGGCGAAAACTCGTTTTGCTAAATATCCATCCCCAGCCGCTGCTCACTGGGTTCATGCCAAATATGTTCAAATGGGTGGCAAGTTTGTTGATTCTAAAAAAGAAGTAGATCCGAGATTTAGAGACTACGCCAAAGAAGCTCAAGATAAAAAAGAAAAAGATCAGAAGAAGAAAGTGACCAAAAAGGTCGGCAAAGGCAATGTTGCTGGAGAAGCTTTCAGAAAGTAATCTTTATCGTTTTGTCGGTAATAGTGGTATTCTTTGCGGGTTAATGTAGGAAGGGTGGTTTGGTGAGCGGTATAGATTTCTCACCGCCGTCGTATAGGGCGGCGTCATCTGACCTTACTATTTCCATTTCTCCACTAGGTTTGGTGGAGCTTGCAGATGAAGAATTTGAAGTTCATGGTCCGCGCTTAAACAGATACTCCCTTAACTGGGCTATGTATCTAGGACATCATTACTCATACCGCCGTCAAACTGGCGAAACTCAAATGATGTTAAACTACTACCGTGCGTTCACAGACTTCGTTATTAACTTTACATTCGGTAAGGGCGTCAGCTTCCGTAGCCCTAAAGAAACTGAAGCGATTGTTCCGGATCTCTTGGAAAGAGTTTGGGAAGTTGACAACAACAAAGCCACAGTCCTTTGGGAAATTGGACAGCAAGGCTCAGTCTCAGGCGACTGTTTTATCAAGGTTGCGTACGAAGAAGCATATACAGATCCTGCGGGCCGTGTGCATCCTGGTCGTGTTCGCGTTCTGCCTCTTAACTCGTCTTTCTGTTTTCCAGAGTTTCATCCTCACGACCGTGAGCGTCTTATTCGCTTTAAACTCAAGTACCGTTTCTGGGGCACCTCTCTTGAAGGTACGCGACAAGTATTCACCTACACAGAGATCCTGACAGAAGATGTCATTGAGGAATATATCAATGATGAGCTTATTGATTCGCGCCCGAACCCTCTTGGTGTTATCCCTGTTGTACATGTACCAAATGTGCGTATTAGCGGTAGCCCTTGGGGTCTTTCTGATTGCAATGACATTATCAATATTAACCGCGCTTACAACGAGACCGCTACGGATATTGCTGACATTGTTAACTATCACGCCGCCCCAGTCACAGTTATCATCGGTGCAAAAGCTTCTCAACTTGAGAAGGGGGCTAATAAGGTCTGGGGTGGGTTACCAAAAGACGCAAGAGTAGAAAATCTTGAAGGCGGGTCGCAAGGACTAAAAGGTGCTATGGAGTTCTTGACAATGATGAAGAAGTCTATGCACGAAATGATCGGTGTTCCTGAGACCGCACTCGGTCAAGCACAGCCTATTTCCAATACATCAGGTGTGGCGCTGTCTATTCAGTTCCAACCTTTGATGAATCGTTACCATCAAAAGATCATTCAATACGCTCGTGGGCTTGAGCGGGTTAACGAGCTTATTCTCCTAAGCTTGGCAATCAAAGAGCCAGAGACTTTTGTATGGGATCCATCTAAAAACTCTCCTTTGAAACAAGGTCAGTTAGATCGACTAGATCCACAAGATCCTCTTACTTATCAATCTTATGTTCACTTCCCACCACCTCTACCTCTAGATAAGTTGATTGCTTTGAACGAAGTTCAATCACTTATGTCTCTAGGACTTGAGTCTAAAGAAGGGGCTTTGCGCTCCCTTGGAGAAGAATTTCCAACTGAGAAGCTTGAAGAGATCCGTCAAGAACTTAAAGACGAAGCTCTATCTGACGGCGCACTCAAACTTCTTCAAACCCAAATTGAACAAGAAATCATGCAGATCACAGGAACATTGCCTCCTGAAATGGGTGGCGGTTCTGCCCCATCGGGTGGCGGAGCTGGATCGGCTGGCGGTGGAGCCCCAGTAATGGAGGCGGGAGCACCTAATATTTTGGATGGAGCCGGCGTAATGGCTCAGCAGGGCGAGGCTGCTTTGAGAACTAAACTCGTAACTGATGCTTACGGTACCCAACTACCTAAAAGGCAGGTACCGCAAGACTACGAAAAATAAAGCGATTTACGCAGACAATTTCGTACGGTAAGGCGAAAATTAACTTACAAACGTTAGGTCATATGTGCTACGCCCGCAAGGGCATTCGGAAAACGACCCAGAGGAAAAAAGGATATAAGCATGTCAGATACTGCGGAAACAATGGCAACTGCTTTTGAAGCAGAAGCCGGAACAGCTCCAGTAGTAAATGTGTCGGACGTTGACGCGTCGACTGTTATTACGAGCACTGAGAAAGTGAATGCAAGACAGCCAAAGTTTTACACGGAGGATGATCTAGCTAAAGTGCGTTCTCAGGAAAAGGAAAAGCTTTACCCTCAGATCGAATCTCTGAAGGAAGAGCTAAACTCAATTCGTAAAGAAAAAGAAGAAGAAGCAGCTCGCAAAGAAGCTGAAGCGCAAGCTTTAGCTGAAAAGGCAAAACAAGAAGCATTATCAGAATTGGATGCAAAATCCTATGCTGATGCTCGCCTTTCTGAGTTGCAAGAGCAGTTGGAGCGTGAGCGTCAAGAACGTGAACGAGCCCTCGCTCTTCTGGAGCGCGAAAAGACTTTTGCAGATCTTCAGGCTTATCGCCAGCAAGTACTAGAACAAGAGCGCGACAACATCATTCCAGAACTAGTTGATCTAATCGCAGGTAATACCCGCGAAGAAATCCAAGCTAGTGTTGAAGGATTGAAGGAGCGCTCAGCTCGTATTCTTGAATCGGCTCAGTCTGCAATGCAGACCGCCAGAAAAGAAATGACTGGCACAAGGGCAACCTTGCCGCCAGCCGGACCATTGGAAACTAATTCGGAGCAACGTCAGTTAACGGCTGAAGAAATTCAGTCTCTGTCCATGAACGATTACGCCAAATATAGAGAACGACTATTGAGCCCTTCGGCTCGTGGGAAGTCTCGCGGACTGTTCGGGTAATCCCCAATCCAAATCCAACTAAGGAGTCAAATTTAAATGGCATCAGGAATCACAGGTACCGGTAATCTAGCCGCTGCCCCTACAGCCTACTCGGGTACAAATACCCAATTGACTCAAGCGATTCAGACGATCTGGTCCAAGGAAATTCTTTTCCAGGCCATGCCAATCCTTCGCTTTGAGCAATTTGCAGTAAAGAAGACCGAACTAGGTGTTGCACCTGGTCTTCAAATTAACTTCATGCGTTACAACAACCTCGGCTTCGCAAGTGGCCTTGTTGAAGGTGTACGTATGCAGACCAACGCATTGACGGCACAACAGTTCTCAATCACAGTGTCTGAGCATGGTTATGCTCTTGCTGTTTCTGAGCTATTGCTCAATGCTTCATTTGATGACGTAATGGCTTCAGCCTCACGTCTTCTTGGTCGTAACATGGCGATCTATCTAGATCAGCTTTCACGCGACACACTCTACGCAGCAACCTCAACAATCTATGGTGAAGACCGCACTAACATGCTCGCTATCACCAACGGAACTGGTACTTTCAACCAGTACGCTTCAGGTACAAACGGATCAAGCCGTGCCTCAATGACAGGTCAATACAACCTGACACCACGTACCGTGAAGGATGCTGTTGAGACCCTCTCAACCAAGAACATTCCACGGTTGGGCGAGACTTATGTTTGCTTCGTCCACCCACACCAGAGCCGTAAGCTTCGTGATACCGCTGAGTTCATTGAAGTAACTAAGTACGCTGCTCCTGGTAACTTCATGCTCGGTGAAATTGGTCGTCTATATGACACAGTATTCATTGAGACAACTCAGGTTCGCAAAGTTGTTGGCGGTGCTGGTACTTCATACACAGCAGACACAGCAGTTGCTAACCCAACAGTTACACCTGGCGGAGGTTACATCACCCCTGCACAGTTCACCGGTAACGGTGGATCAGACCGCTACGACGCTATCTTCATTGGAGATAACGCATTCGGTCACGCAATCTCACTCCCAGTTGAGCTCCGCGATGGCGGTATTCTTGACTTTGGTCGTGAGCATGCGCTTGCTTGGTACTCAATCTTCGGTCTTGGCCTAATCACTGATCAGGCTGTTATCGTTGCTGAAACCAACTAAAAACTAAATACTGCGACCTGGGCATGTCCTTAAACTGCCCACTTTAACAGTCACTAACCCGGAGGATCCAAATGGCAAGTAAAGTAAAGCCGACCGATGTTACAGGTCGTGCACGTGAAGTAGCGCTTGAGGCAAACGCTGAAGCCCTAGCTCAACGTGCTGGAGAAATGTCAATGGCAACTGCTGCTGCTAAAGCTCAGCTTGATCAGGCTATTGATGCAACTAAACCTGATCGACAAGTAGTTATTGTTGATGAAGCAGTCAGAGTGGGCGAGCAGGTTGACACTATTGAGATTCGTGTCGTAGAAGATATCGAAAACATGACTCTTGGTGCGGGCAACAATTACAGTTTTAGGGCAGGTCAAAAGTACTCTGTTACTAAAGCAGTAGCTCAACATCTCAAAGAAAAAGGCTACTTAGCCGCTGCTATCTAACCAGTAATAATCGGAGCGGCGGGCACTAGTTGCCCGCTTCTTCGTTTGTAGGGATTTTTTAATACTGGTCACCTACCATTATGTAGGCGATGTTAGGAGTGGTTAGTGGCTGTAACAGCGGACATTCTTTATAGAGTTCGCCTTGAATTAGGTGATCTAGAAAAAGCCTTTAACTGGTCAGACACAGGCGACGGCTCTACAAAAGTATACGACCTACGAGTAAAGCCCCTTGATGTGGCTTCTCTTGTCGTAACAGTTAACAACACCCCAATAGCCCAGCCAGCTGGCTATACCGTACAGGCCGATCATGGACTCATTACCTTTGCTTCAGCGCCGGGTAATAACACAACTATCAGAGTATCTGGTACCCATTATCGTTACTTCACAGATACTGACCTAGAGCTTTTTATCAACACTGCCGTTGAGCAGCATACTTATAACCGCACAGACGGTTTCGGAAATCAAATGAATTTGGCTAAGGTACCTGCGGTTGAAGAGTACCCAATTGCCATTCTTTCAGTTATTGAAGCCTTATGGGCTCTTGCAACAGACGCATCATTTGATATCAATATCTTTGCTCCAGACGGAGTTACTATCCCGCGTTCTGAGCGTTACCACCAGCTTGTCAATATGATCAACCAACGCCAAGAGCAATATAGAACCCTATGCTCTGCGCTAAACATTGGTTTGTGGCGGTTAGAGCTAGGCACCCTGCGCCGTGTCTCTAGAACAACTAACAAACTTGTTCCCGTTTATATGCCTCAAGAAATTGATGATGCTCGCAAGCCTGAGAGAGTTTATATACAAAACGATATGTTGGGTAGAAGCCCTATGCCAACAACGGCTGCCATCTATGACCTTGTGATGTATCAAGGTGATAGCTTCTCAATCATTTTAGATTTCCCAGATACTTACAGCATTACTAACCTAGTATTTAAAGCACAAATCAGAACATACCCAAACGCTCCAGCAAGATACGCAGAGTTCACAGTTACTGTTACAGATCCGGTGCTAAAGAAAATTCAATTATCTTTAACAAAACAACAAACAGCTTACCTACCTGTTCGCGCTTTCTGGGATCTACAGGCAACCTCTACAGTAGATGCTACTTTCCAAAAAACATACATCAAAGGACAGGTGTTCGTAACTCAACAAGTGACGGTTGACTAATGCCAGAAGAAATTCAAATATCGGTATCGCCGCAACCTGAAATTCAAGTATCCATAGGAAGTAACGGTGCTACGGGCGCTACAGGGCCTACGGGCGCCGTTGGAGCCACAGGAGCCACCGGATCTACTGGATCCACAGGTCCTACAGGAACTGCTGGCGTAGCGGGCGCTACGGGCGCTACAGGTGCCACTGGAGCGACTGGTCCTATTGGTTTTATTGGTCCAGAAGGTTCAACCGGTCCTACGGGTGCTACTGGCGCGACTGGAGCAACAGGTGTAACAGGACCTGCGGGTGCAACAGGTGCATCTGGCGCACAAGGCGTATCAATAACATTAAAAGGATCTGTAGCCAATCTAGGTGACCTTTCAAATTTAAGTCCAGCTCCAGCTATTAATGATGCGTGGATCGTTGAGTCAACAGGAAACTTATATGTTTGGTCTTCAACTGGCTTTGTAGATGCAGGTCAAATTGTTGGTCCTACAGGCCCAACTGGACCTCAAGGAGCGACTGGTTACACAGGACCGCAAGGTATTACTGGTCCTACTGGAGCGCAAGGTCCTACAGGTTTAACAGGAAGCACAGGTGCTACTGGCGCAACTGGTGCAACAGGATCTACAGGAAGTACTGGTGCAACAGGAGCTGATTCAACTGTTCCTGGACCTACAGGTGCAGCAGGAAGCACAGGACCAACAGGTCCAACGGGCGCTACTGGCGATGCTTCAACAGTTCCGGGTCCAACTGGTTCAACTGGATCAACAGGTGCTACGGGAGCGACAGGTGCAACTGGCCCTACAGGCGCAGATTCAACAGTGCCAGGTCCAACAGGACCTACTGGAAATTTAGGACCAACAGGTTCAACTGGTGCAACTGGACCGACAGGTCCTACTGGTGCTACTGGTGAAGCTGGCACTGGCGTAACAATTCTTGGTTCTTATCCAAGTCTTGCTGCATTACAAGCAGCACAGCCAACTGGAAATCCAGGAGATGGTTATCTTGTTGCTGGTGATCTTTATGTTTGGTCAGCATCTTCATCTAGTTGGGTAAACGTTGGAAATATTCAAGGCCCAACAGGTGCAACAGGTGCAACAGGAGCTACTGGTGCAACGGGTCCAACAGGCCCAACAGGTGCAACCGGATCTACTGGTGCTACTGGTGCGTGGGATTATTACAGTACAACACCTCCAACTGGCGCAAGCACTGGTCAAGCTTGGTTTGATCCAAATACAGGCGGAATTTTTATCTTTTATGATGGATACTGGGTTGAAACAGGAGCCGCGCCAATTGGTCCAACAGGTCCTATCGGTCCTACAGGTTCAACAGGTTCAACTGGTGCGACAGGTCCACAAGGACCAACAGGAGCGGCGAGCGCCGGTCAAGTCGGTCTTTCATGGTGGTTAGGAGTTTAATGTGGCAGGTATAGAGAGATTAGCAATTTACGATCAAACAACTACCACCGCGTTTGGCTCTGGCAATACGGCGTATACAGCTACTGGAAATTTTTTAGTATCCGTTATTGCTACTAATACTGCTGCAACTGATGCAGAAATTTATGTAACTCTTAAAACCTCTGGCGGATCTGAAACTGCTGGAGCGCTAATAGCACATAAACTACCGCTTCCCGCTTATAATAGTTATGAAACATTTCGATTTGGAATGGACAATACCGACGCCATCGTGGTTGCCGGATCTGGAGGAGTGCGCTTCTTCGTTCAAGGAATTGAACAGATCTAGGAGAGTAAATGCCGGGATATGCCTATCCAGTTGATGCGGTCTCCGCTGCTGGCACCGCTAAGAGCATAAGTTTCTTAGTCACTGACACCGCAGCCTCTACTGCTACAACAATTTTTACAGCCACCTCAAAAACAAAAGTTAACTCCATTGTTGCTGTTCATACTGGAGCCAGTGATACAGGGATCCTGCCTGTTGAAGTTTACATTGGTCGCGGATCGCCAACTGTAAAGCACTTACTTGCTAAGAACCGTGTCCTTAAAAACAACTTTATTGTTTTGCCAGTTGTTTCTGGAGATAGTCGCGTTGGAGAAGATGGAGATCCAATTACTATCGGCTATAACAAGGTGATGCCTGAAGTTGTCCTCCAAACTGGAGACAAGCTTTATGCCACTTGCCCGTTTGAAGATGTAATCCAGATCCATATTGAACTGACCGAAGGGATCAAGTAGTGCCTCTAGTACCGCAGTTTATTAACATTGATGGGGCGGCCGGTACCCTCAATACCTCAAACCTTGAGGATATTGCCGACAAAATATTCTATGGAGCTCGCCAAGACATAGATACAGGAAAGACCTATATTGATATTATTGCTGGTGGAACTGCTATTAACCTAGGCGACAGCTCCTTCTCGGTCCGTTCAGATGATTATCTGAACTGGATGTGGAGTAGCAATACTTTACGTTTTAGTGTTAATGCAACTGGCCACATCTTGATGGAGGTTTACTAATGGCACAGATTCTTGATCTGGGCAAATTCCGCTTTGACTATCGCGGAACATACAGCGACGCTACTCAATACGAGCGCAACGATGTGGTCACATACGGCGGTAACGTTTATGTTTATAAACTAACCACAGCCAGCACAGGTAATTTACCGACAGATGCTGCCTTCTGGGATCTAATGGTAGAAGGATTTAACTATCGTGGGATTTGGGCAACTGGTACTCAATATCAGATTTCTGACTTGGTTTCATACGGCGGTAAAATTTATATTGCCCTTCGCGACACTATTGGTGATAACCCAGTAACAGCAAATGAAGACTGGTCCGTATTTGTTGATGGTATTCAATATGAAGGCGCTTGGTCTTCGTCTACCCCTTATCAAAAAGGTGACGTTGTTAAGTACGGCGGAAACATTTGGATTGCAACAACAAACAGTACTAACACCATTCCAGTTACTGGAGGTTCATGGGAACTTCTTGTTTACGGTGTTGAATGGAAAGGTGCATACAACGACGCAACTGCGTACAAAGTAAACGACATTGTTTCTTACGGTGGTAAGTCTTACATTTGTATCCTTGCTGCAACTGGAAACGAACCAGCGCAAAACCCATCTAACTGGGCTCTATTTAGTCAAGGCTTTCAATGGGAAGGCGTATGGTCTTCTTTAACTAATTATCAATCCGGAGATGTTGTTAACTACGGTGGTCTTGTATATGTAGCAATTGCTGACTCTCTTAACGTAGCACCAACTGATCCTCTTTCTTGGGCAGTGCTCATCGAAGGTATTGCTTGGAAGGGTTCATACAACGCCCTTACTACTTACAACAAAAACGACATTGTTTCTTACGGCGGTTCATCTTGGATTGCTAAGCAAAATACAACTGGTAACGCCCCAACTGTAGGTGCTAACTGGGATACGCTAGCCGCGGGTACATTCCCTAACTACGCTACTGAAGCAGGTAAGTTCCTTTCAAACGATGGAACGCAAGTACTTTGGGTATCAGATGTAACTGTTGATACTCTTACCGCAACCACTCAAGCTTTTGTTGGTACAGATGCTGAAACAGATCACGATGATAAAGCGCTAACCAACGCAGTAGCTTTCTTCCGCTTTGATAATGACGCACAAGAAGACGGCTTTGCTCAGATTGCCTTTAGCAACGCAGATCGCACCTCTTCAACAGATATTCAAGTTATCGCTAATAACGGAGATGACTCAACTGGTTGGGCTTCTTTCGGTATCACCGGATCTGACTTTAGCGATCTAAACTACGGTATTACTGGACCAAACGATGCTTACATCTTCTTTGACGCTCCAGTAACTGTTACTAAAACCATTACTAATAAAGCGCTTACAGCTAACGTAGCGACCCTTACAACAGGCACCGCTCACGGAATTAGCGTAGGAGCTAAGGCGGTTATTACAGGCGTAGACGCTACCTTCAACGGTACCTACTATGTAACAGCTGTCCCAACACCTACAACCTTTAGATACGCCAAGACTGCTACTAACGTAACCTCCGCTGCGGTATCCCCAGCCGGATCAGTAACCTTTAACGCGGGAGCTGGCGGTAGCCTTGTATTCGCTACAGGTGAAAACGGAACAGATAACAAGATTGTATTTGCCGCTGGTGGTTTTGCTACTGGTGACACTCAGATGGAGATTACTCCTGGCGTAAACGTACACATTGAAATCCCAACACCTTCTACCTCACCAACTACAGGTGCTCTCACAGTCGTGGGTGGTGTTGGTATTCAAGGTGATATGAACATTCAAGGTAACGTAGCAATCGTAGGTACCATCTCCTTTGGTGGATCTGGTACAACGGTTACAACCGCAAACCTTGCTGTTGATGCTCCGATTATCTTCTCAGGTACAGGAAACGTAGATGACCTAATTGACTTGGGTCAAGTTGGAGAGTACACAGTTGCTATCTCTAACATTGTAGCCTCTGTCAACAATAAGGCTCTTACAGCGAATGTAGCAACACTTACAACCGCAGCTTCACATGGCTTTACTACAGGTCAGGTTGTTGTTATCACAGGTGTAGGTGCTCCGTTTGATGGAACATTCACAATCTCTGGAACCCCATCTGTAAACTCATTTACATACGCTAAAGAAGCAACAAATGTTACTTCAGCGGCGGTATCTCCAGTAGGAACTGCAACAGTAACTCGTGATCGCCGATACGCAGGTATCGTACGCGATGCTTCTGACGGAATTGTAAAGGTCTTTACAGGACTTACCGCAAAGCCAACAACAGCAGTTAATTTCTCTGACGCTGGTATCTCATTTGCGCCAGTTCGAGTAGGCGCACTAACGGCAACTACAATCAGTTCATCTGGCGGAATTACCTCTACGACTACTGGAAACAGCCTTGTTGACCTAACTCTTAGCGGTACTGGAAATACCTTTGGATCGTCAACAATTGCCGGATCTCCAACCTTCTCTGGTAACCCAACATTCTCAGGAACCCCAGTATTTAGCGGTTCTCCATCATTTACTGGAACCCCAACCTTCACAGGCGGTGTTCGAGTTCAGGAAATGATTGAAGACGTAGTAGATCTTGCTCTTTCTTCAAACGTAGCTTCAATTGACTATAACTTAGGTGGTGTTTTCTGGGTAACAAGCACACCATCTGCAAACATGACTTGGAATATTGTTAACGCCCCAACAACAGATGGTAGAGTGTTCACCATTAACGTGGTGGTAACTCAAGGATCCACAGGCTACATACCTTCCACGTTTACTGTTAATGGTGGAGGCGTGACCATGAAATGGGCCGCTGGTGTGACACCAACTCCAACATCATCTTCTGGTAAAATTGACATATTCACATTGACTGTGGTCCGTAGAGCTTCTACATACACATTGTTAGGTTCTGCTAACCTCAACTTCTAAGGAGAAGTAAATGCCTTTTGTAAGTAGTGTTAGAGGAACTTTTGGAGCGACCTCTGAGAATCGTGGTGTAGGTAATCCTGGACCTATTGCTGAATTAGTACGACAAGATCCAAATAGTTCTGGCTTACCTACTGGTGGAACTATTACCCTTGCCGGTGGTTACAGAATCCACACATTTCTAAACGCTCAATCTGGAACTAATTTTCGCACTCCGTTTGCTGCATCCGCGTCCTTTCCTGTCGAATACATGGTTATTGCTGGTGGAGGAGCTGGCTTTACAACTCACGGTTCCGGTGGAGGTGGCGCTGGAGGATACAGAACTGGGACATTTACTGGCGGACTTAACGCTAATACAAATTACCCAGTTGTTGTAGGTGCGGGTGGACCGGGAACTAATAATGCCTCTCAAAGTGGGGGAGCCTCTTCTTTTAATGGAATAAATACAACTGGTGGTGGACGCGGTGGATCTAACCACCCGTCTAACCCTTTAGGGGCACAACCTGGTTTATCTGGAGGAAGCGGTGGAGGAGTTGGGTATCACTGCGGAGGTGGTGGTGGAGGATCGTCTGGAGCTGGAACATTTGGAACTAGTGGTTCTGAGCACACCAATAGAGGATCTGGAAACGCGGGAGGATATAGTCCATCTGAAGGATTTCCAGGCGGTGGTGGGTCTACTAACCCTGGAGGCACTGGCGGAACTGGAGGACCAGGTACATCTAACTCTATATCTGGATCTTCTGTTGTTTACGCTGCAGGAGGCGGAGGCGGAGCGCACAGTGGAACTGGTGGTCCTGGAGGATCAGGCGGCATAGGCGGACCTGGAGCACCTTCCAACCAGAGAGGTGCCGATCAACCGCCACCAGCTCAAAACTCGGGATCAGGCGGTGGCGGATCAGAGGGTGGACCTTCTGGATTGGCATCTATGCCTGGCGCTAACGGAATTGTAATCATTAGATATCCAGCATAGTATTTGCTATGCCTCAATTTCGAACTACTTATAACATCCTAACCAAATCTGATGAAGATGAATTGTTTGATCCTAATTGGATGGACTCTGACAAAATAATTCTTCCTCCTAGGGTAGAGTGGGATTATTCCAGAGAACTTCAAATTGAAGATGTAAACATTTGGGAAATTATTTATCAACAAGGCGGCGGTATAGGACTATACGCAGCTTGGGACCCGTTTGCAGAATTTTACATGCTTACTTTACCTTATTTTAAATCTATTCCTAATTCTATAGAGACTTTTTACGGACCCAAGGCTAGTGAAAGAGCTTATAAAAGAGCAATAGAACTAGGGATGCCTATAAGACTAAACAAAATATGGGTAGATCCGGATAAGGCGTGGCTATACGAGTAATGATATATTCCTCCATATGAGGCTGTTTAAATACGTTTCAAAAATAGAATTTGCAGAGCCATTAGTTTCTGCGTCCAGCACTGTCCCAGATTGGTATAAAAATATTCCTCCGTTTATAGGAGGGAAACCAATTATTGAAAACTATAACAAACCTAATATAACTGTAAAAAATTGTATTCCATTTTTAGAGTCGTTAACTACAGGTTACATGATTACTACATGGCAAGACATGCAAGTGACTTCTACGGAGTTTGGACCAAAAATATCTTGGCTTATTGAACCAGACCCAGCTATTATTAGGGGTCCACAACCAGGGTTGCCTATCCCAAAGGGACATAGCGCCTTGCACTTTGCTTGGAATCTTCCAATAAATTATAAAACCCCTAAAGGCTACAGCGTATTAATACTCCACCCATTAAACAGATTTGATCTTCCGTTTACCACCTTATCTGGAATTATTGATTCTGAAGACGGTATGTTTGGTGGTCAACTTCCATTTTATTTGCATGATGGTTTTGAGGGCATAATTCCTAAAGGAACCCCAATAGCACAAATTATTCCTTTTAAAAAGGAAAGCTGGGCAAAAGAAAAAGACGAATCTTTAATTCAAACAGGTAAAAAAATAAAGTATTTATCAACATCTGTGCTTAAAGGTTGGTACAAAAAAAGTGTTTGGAAGAAAGTTAAATATCAATAATTATTGATATTTTTTTTTACTCCAATAGTTTTTCTTATACGCCCTGTCTATAGTACTTTTTAAAATATCTCTAGAATGTTTAATGTTTTTATCGTTTCCGTAAGGTACTATTTCACTTTGCCAAGTTTCTCTTTTAAAAGGTATTACTTGAGCTATGGGGGTTCCTTTTTTTATTATCCCCTCAAAGTCTTTTCGCAAATAAAAAGGAAAAGATACAGAAGAAAAATAATATTTATCAGTATCTACTACTCCGCTAAAAGACAAGAAAGGAAGATCGGTTCGGTTTAAAGGGTGAGTAATAAGAACGCTATATCCGGGAGGAGTTTTAATTACATAAGTACCTAGCCATTTGTACGGCGTTTGTTCATATTCTTCTGGGCACGGGAGTAAAGGAGCTTGCTCAATAGTATGAGGTTCGACTATTTTAAATGTTGTGCCCCAAGAAAACCTATAACTTTCAGGCTCTTTACTTATTTGAACATCCGAAGGTAAAGAAAATATATAACCAGAAGTTAAAGAGTCTAAAAATGGTGAGCAGTGTTTTACAGTAGAGTTTGGATTACCCGTGTTTAATAATTTATTATTTGATGATGGGTTTACTTTCTCGGGCATGTCTTTAAACCATTTAGGAATAAATGCTGTCGCGGGTTTTGGATACGCCTCCAAAACTTCGTATACCTCTGACTCAGGAATAAATTGTATTTTTGTTTTTTTGTTAAACACGATTATCCTTGTTAAAATAAAATTTATTATTTAAATAATCGTAAATGTGAGGAGCCGCCTGAGCGTTTAACTCCCACTTTGCTTTTCTTTCATCAAAAATAGATTTAAAGTGAGCAGCTAAATCCTCATAACTAATACCATCCCACAACTGCCATCTATCAATAACTGCGTGGTTAGCTCTTGTAACCATCTCCATGCCTCTAGAGATATTTGCGTAAAGGTCAAAAAACGTTCTAAGGTCAGGGGTATCCACTAACGCCCTTTTTATAAATGATTGAAATCCGTGATATGAGTACATATGATTAGACGCAATTGCACCAGTGTCAAATTTTTTATTTTTTATTTCTTTCCAGTACTCACTGTCATCTCGAACTGAAGAAGCATAAAATAAAGAAATTCCATCAGCCCATACCATGTATAAATTTTTCATGTAGGCGTTGTAATGATCAATGGCAAATTGATTTAAATCTTTTCTATTTAAGATTCTTATAAGCTGAGTGATAGACTCCTGTATAAAATAAAGACCTGTGCCCTCAAGTGGCTCTAAAAACCCGCTAGACAAGCCAATGGAAACTACATTTTTTATCATGCCTTCTTCGTAGAATCCAGCCCTCATCCTAACTTCAAAAAATGGTAAGTCGTCAATTTCTTCTTTTGAAAGGCGCAGGGGGGTTTTTGTGCTTGCTAAGTAAGATTTAAATTCTTCTAAGGCTAACTCTGGGTCGGTGTGTTTATCAGAGTAAGCGTAGCCGTTTCCTATCCTTGACCAAATAGGCGTATACCATGCCCATCCATTTTTTAACGCTGTTGAGTTTGTGTAAGGAGTCATTTCTGAATAAATATCTTTATATTTTATAGGGGTAGCCCAGGCCCTGTTATTAGGCAATTTATAGGATAGATCAACAAACTTAGAATTCATTTTTTTACTGATTAATAGGCTCTTAAAACCAGTTGAGTCGATGAATAAATCTCCTTCTACTCTAGATCCATCATCTAAAACAATAGACACAACTTTTTCCTCAAAAATGTCAGCGTCTATAACGTCTGCTTGTATGTACTTTACGCCCAAAGAAATGCAACGATCTTTTAAGTAGTCAGCTAATTTAGGAGCATTTAAATGATAGCCTCGTTGTGTATTAGGGTCGTAATTATCAAACTCCCCGTTTAAATTGTCAGTAATTTTATTTTTTATGTAAACAGCGTGAAGAGGAGAAACAGATGCGGTAAAATCAGTTACTGGTAGCTCTTTATAAAAAGCCTTAACCACATCCCAAGCGTCTAAGCCTAATGCCGTAAGGCCTTCGGTATAAGCCTCGCCAAATGGATAGTAAAACCCACCGTCACCTAAATAATAAAAATCTTGAAATTTAACTGCTTGTTTATAAATCGCTTCGGATCCTACCATAAACTCAGCTTCGTCTATTTTTAGCATGTCTTTTATAAAATGCCTAAAAGTAGCAGTAGTGCTTTCGCCTACTCCTATTCTAGGAATTACTTTAGATTCAATCAAAGTCACTTCTTTTTCTGGGTAATAACGCCTAAACGCTGTAGCGGCAAGCCAACCAGAAGATCCGCCTCCAACAATAACAACTTTTGAAATCATAATAAGTTTTCCTTTATGTCTTGTAAAACTAAGCCTTTTATTTTAAATGTAGAGTAGTACTTGTTAAACTGTTTTAACCCCAATTTTGTTAACGAATAGCAATCTTTTTGATACAAATCAAATTTTGGAGAATATCTAAACTGCTTAAACAAAATAGATTCTTCGGTGTGAAACCTGATATACGAATAAATTTCACCTTGTTCTACCGTAAAAGTGTCATAGTCTTTTTTTAAATAAAAAGCATAGTCAGAATTTCTAAACCATTTACCAATGTTAAACTTACCTGTTATAGGTATACAAGCTTTAGTAATATTGTTATCTTCTAAATATGGGTACTCATATAAAGTCACCTCTAAGTCGGGAGCATCTGTAAAAAATATATATCTATTTTTAAATGAAAAAAGTTTTTTTTCTAGTGATCTTATTAAAACATGAGCTTCAAAAAACTCTTGATCGTACTTTTCTGTTCTTACCTCTGACCCCGAGACAGTAAAAGAATAATCGTACAAAGATCGAAGAGCAAATACATTTTTTAAATTACTGTTAAAGCCGGGGCAAGGAGCTACGCTAGACAGCTCTGTTGATTGGTCTAATAAATCTTTTTTATAAAAATTAGAACTAACGAGATCTGGAGCTTTTGCTGCCATCCACTCATCTTCTAGACACGCCCAATAAACAGTTATTGTCATAGCGGCCTAATAAAAGATTGTGCTGTTATACGAAATTGTGTATCTGATTTAACTGGGGTGACGCCGTGAGCCAAGCCAGAGGTATTTACTACAGCTGTATTAAAATGTGGAAAAATTATTTTCCATTCGTTATCTTTTGAGTCTAACCATTGAAACAAACCACCTTCGTTATAGTCCCAAGTTGGGTTTAAATAAACAGTGATTGCTTTTGAAGAGTCAGAGTCTGTGTGGCTTGGTATATAAGAATTCTTAAACCAAACATATAAATTTGCATTAGTGTACAAAGGTTTATCTGTTTTTGAATTAAATATTCCAACAGATTCTAATTGTTCCTGAAATGTTTCTGCTAAATATTTAGGCATGCGTATACATAAAACTGGAGCACTATCTCTAACTATGCCTTGATCCCAAGCAAAATTTGTCCAAACTAATAAATTTTCTTGCGGGTACTCTTGTTGATCCATTACAACTTTAAAAGCAAAATCATATAGTTGATTAGCAAACTCTGGTTTTAATACATTTGAATAGGTTTTCACTACAGAGGCCTGTCGTGCATCCATGTAACTAAGGCATATTTTGTTCCTGAAGTTACTGGGTGAGCAATGTGAGCGTAGGCATAATTAGAAGGAAATAGCAATAACATTCCTGGTTTTGGTTTTATTTTTACACCAAAGTTTACAAACTCTACTTCTCCGCCTTCGTATCCGTCGTTCAGATAGACAATAGCGGACACCGCTCTTCCTGTAGAAGTGGTTCCGTCAGCATGGGCTTTATATTCTTGCCCAGTTGAATACTTAAGCATGTTGTAATGCTCATGGTAAAGAGAGTCTATGTCATGCCTTTGTGCGTACGGTATAGAGGCGGCTAGTAATAATAAATACATTTGATTATGAATAGCTTGAGACACTGGATTGTTGTCTTCTATAGCAGAAAGGGTAATTCCTAAGTGATAGTTAGTGCGCTTATCTTGATAAACTCCACTTCCTATCGTAGTAGCTCTTTTCCAAGCCATTCCAGAAGAACCACCAGAACACTCTTTTTCTATTGCCTCTATAGTTTGATACGGATCAGGCCAAGCATTTTCAAATACATCAATGCACCCACCTAAAGTAACGGTAGGAGAAATCCTGCCGGGAAATAATCCGCTTTCCATCCTAGCAGTCATTTGTATCTCCGATCATAACCGTGCTTATTAATCATCTCAGCTGATGATTTGTAAGTAGCTTCGTTAGCCTTTATGCCGTGTCCTTCTACAATTCTATTAAAGAAATTAAAAGCCGCGCAAACACCAATAGCATCTTTCAACTCTTCTTCAGTAAACCCCGAGGAAATAACCTTGTCTTTATCCGCTTGAGTTAAAGAGGACGGCGCCTTAGTTAATTTTTCTACATACTCTAAAATTGGTTGAAGCCTATGAGCGCTATCTTTTGCGTCAAAAATAGACATATCAACCTCATCGGCACCTAGTGATTTGGCGAACTCTCTGTGGGATCCATAACAATACTCACACCCGTTTAGGTAACTGGTATAGGCTGCAATCACCTCTCTGTCCTTTGGTGACAAGTGCGATTCTTCTCTAAGAAGCTCTTGCGCCAAAGTTAGCGTTACCATGTATTTATTAGGTCTTTGAAAAAAGACATCAGTAATCTCTGATGCGTCTTTAAGACTGTCAAAATATGTCATTATTTTTTCTCCTTAATAACTGGGTCTAGTCGATCCCAATACCCACCCGCATTTCCGCGGAATACCTGCCCAGTCTCTTGATCCACCAGTAGCCACTTCTCAGGACAGTAGGTGGTTACCTTTAGCTCTACCTGCTTCTCGGTTTCTTCAAAGATAAAAGGCTTTCTCACGGCGTTATCTTAGCAGTACCTTCTTAAATTAAAGCCGTACAATAACTATCATGCCAATTGACTTTCCCGATTCCCCCACGCTTAACCAGCTCTTTACGGTTAATAATCAAACATGGCGTTGGGATGGATCGGTTTGGAGAATCAATGAGGCACAAGGTATTCAAGGTCCAACGGGAGCCACAGGTCCTACAGGTCCGACAGGAGCTACTGGTCCGTTAGGCCCAACAGGCTCTACTGGTCCTACTGGATCAACTGGTCCTACATCAACAGTTCCTGGACCAACAGGGCCAACAGGACCTACGGGTCCAACCGGATCTACTGGACCAACAGGTGAGATCTTTCAAAATGTTGATGGAGGTTCAGCCACTGCGGTGTTCGGTGGGTCAACTATTATTGATTGCGGAAACGCGTTAGGAGTGTAAATGGCCGTTCGTGTTCAGTTCCGTCGTGATACTGCGACTGCGTGGACTACCGCTAATCCAATTCTTTCACAAGGTGAAGTTGGCTACGAGTACGACACTGGTAAGTTTAAAGTCGGTAATGGTATTCAAGCTTGGAACTCAATTGCGTATTCCTCTGGTCCGACAGGACCTGCTGGTCCAGCTAACACATTAACAATTGGTAGCGTCACATCTGGCGCTGGAGCTGGTGCAAGCGTTTCTGGTACTGCGCCAAATCAAACACTTAATTTAGTTTTACCTATTGGACCTACTGGAGCAACAGGAGCGACAGGTGCGACGGGAGCAACAGGCGCTACAGGTGCAACAGGACCAAGCGTAACAGGACCTACAGGAGCTACGGGCGCCACTGGCGATACTGGAGCAACGGGCGCAACTGGAGCTACTGGAACTAACGGAACTAATAGCGTCGTAGCGGCAACTGCTCCGATCACATATGACAGCTTAACTCAAACTGTTGGAATCAATCTTTCTAATTTATCTCTTACCTCACCTACAGTTTCAGGTTTGAGTCTGTCCGACTCAAGTATTGTTGTTGAGGGAGCTACCGCCAATGATTTTGAAACCACACTTCAATTTACAGATCCAGTCGCGGATGTAACCGTAACAGTTCCTGCTGCAGATACCACTTTGCTTGGTAGCCATATTGCTACAGCAAAGGGAGATTTACTTGCGGCGACCGGCGCTAATGCTATTACTCGACTTCCTGTGGGAACAGACACCTATGTCCTCAAAGCTAAATCCTCTACCTCTACAGGACTTATTTGGGTTGATGAAACTTCAGCCTCTGCCGGATCTAGAAACGAAGACCTTAATGCAGTAGATGTCGCACCTCGCCAAGGTAACTGGAGTGGATCTGTGGCTACAGGAAATGTCTACTTTACTTTCTTTACTCCTCGTTATGAAGTAACGGTTGATCAGATTCGTGTTGTAAGCGCGGCTACCGCGGCTACTGGAACTACCCTTGCCCGCCTTGGTTTATATACCTTTGACGGTACCACCGCTACATTAGTAGCAAGAACCGCCTCTGACACCAGCTTATTTGCAAGCACCAACACTGCTTATGTTCGCAACTTGGATACCACTGGTGGTTACCCAGCAACCTACACATTGTTGGCTGGACAAAGATATGCGCTCGGAGTCATATGGGTAGGAACATCTCCTGCAAACCTTTACACAGCTTTTG